ATAGAGGCTTCAGCAGGGAAAGGGCAGAGAAGATGGTCAATAAGGCATTTGATAATGGTACTGATGTTGAGGATGCAAAGGAAGCACTCCAAAGCAATAGGGACTATTTCAAGGATGCCTACAAGCAGCTTCTTGATGATGCTAGAGCTGAAAGGGAGAGAGAGGTTGAGGAGGAGAAGCAAAAAGCTTCAAGGATTAAGAAGACTATCCTTGAGGATGACCTCAAATTATTTGGTGGACTTGATATTGATAAGGCTACCAGACAAGCAGCCTTTGAGGCTATAAGCAAGCCTATCTACAAAGACCCAAAGACAGGTCAGGCCTACACAGCAGTACAGAAGATGGAACTTGATAATAGTGAAGAGTTCCTAGTTAAGCTTGGCCTTGTTTATGCTCTTACCAACGGCTTTGAATCTATTGATGGTCTTGTAAAAAAGAAGGTAAGAAAAGAAATGAAAAAGGGCCTCTCAGACCTAGAGAGTAAGCTCAGTAACACTAGGAGAGACAGTAGGGGAAACCTAAGGTTCTCAAGTGGAGTTGATGATACTGAGTCAATGCTGGGTAAAGGAATGAAGCTCGACTTATAAACAATTAAATAATTCCTAATTCAAAAAAGTTATGGCTAGAAATTTACTAGGTAAGTTTCAGACAATGGAGTTCAGCTCTTGGAAGGGCTTAACTAAGGACAATCACCTTGGAGCAATCTTCAGAGCAGCACCTCAGAAGGCTAGTAACCTAATGGTTCAGATTCTAGCACAAAAGAGAGGTAGGACTCTTGACACCCTGCTTAGTCAGTTCCCAACTAAGGATTTTGACACATCAGATGAGTACACATGGGATGTAGTTGGGAGTACTCGCCAGAACATTCCTCTAGTAGAAGCAAGGGATGAAAATGGTACTGTGGTTACAGCTAACAGTGGAAATGTGGGTGCAGGTACTGCTCCTTTCTACCTTGTGTTTGGTAAGGACTGGTTTGCAGATGGTGAATTTATTGTCGGTAATCTAAATGAGATTTATCAGTTCAGGATTCTAGGTAATCCTAGAATGGAAGGAACCAATGCAGTTTACACTGTGGAGCTTGCAGGCGGTAATGAGGATGGTGTTCCTGCTGAAAGGCTGCTTGAGGGTGAGCTATTCAGCATTGAGGCAGCTTTCGTTGAGGCTGAAATGTCAAGAGAAGTTGGTGATGCGAGATTCTCGTCACCTGTTGCTATGAGAAATGAGTTCTCTCATATTAGAATCAAGCATAAGGTTCCAGGTAACAAGCTAAACAGAAAGCTGGCTGTTGGTGTGCCTATCATTGTTAACAACAAGAAAGGAACTACTAACATGTGGATGCACTATGTGGACTACGCTGTGGAAACTCAGTTTGCGGACTACAAGAATAATGCACTTGCATTTGGTAGGTCTAACAGGAACTCAAATGGTGAGTACACAAACATTGGTAAGTCTGGTAATGTAATCAAGACTGGTGCAGGTCTGTATGAGCAGATGGAGGTAGCTAATACCCTTTTCTACAATACATTCTCCCTTAAGCTTATTGAGGAAGCTCTCTATGACCTATCTTATGGTGAGCTTGAACTAAGTAAGAGAATCTTCTTAATGAGGACTGGTGAGAAGGGTGCTGTACAGTTCCATAAGGAAATCCTTAAGGAGGTTAGTGGATGGTCAATGTTCACACTGAATGGTGATGCCCTACAGGTTGTGCAGAAGGCTAGTAGCCCACTTCATCAGAATGCCCTAAAGGCTGGATTCCAGTTTGTTGAGTACATGGCTCCTAATGGAGTTACACTGAAGCTTGAGGTTGACCCATACTATGATGACCCAGTAAGAAACAAGATTCAGCACCCACTTGGTGGTCCTGCATTCTCTTATAGGTATGACATCATGGAGATTGGTACTATGGACCAGCCTAACATCTTTAAGTGCACTGTTAAGGATGAGCCTGAGTACAGAGGTTATCAATGGGGTCCATTCAGGAATCCATTCACAGGTCAGGCTAACAATCCTTATGCTAGCTTTGATGAGGATGCTGCTGTGATTCACAAGTATGCAACCCTTGGTGTATGCGTTCTTGACCCAACTAGAACAATGTCAATCATCCCCTCTATCCTACAGGGGTAAAATAGGAACAAAAGGTATAGGTGGGAAACCACCTATACCATTTATAAATAAAAGGAGAATACAATGGCAAAAGAGAAG